ACTCCGGAAATCTTACGATTATATTTTTCCTCAACTAATGAATAAACCACAGATTTTATTTCGTAGGGTAGTACGGCATAACCGGCCGAGTAAGAAATTTCTACTTCGGTCCCACAGAGGAAAAACATAGTGTCATTTGTTATCCTACCCCAAGCCGTTTGCAATCGATAGTCTGTTACTGGCTCCTCGTTCTCCTCAACACTTGTTAGTGCTGTAATAGGGTAGTGGTAGGTTTCTAAAAATTTTTGTGGGCCCTCGAAATCGTCTTTATAAAATTTTTGTATGTAGCTGGCCACATTAAATTTTCTACCGCAATACCCCTCTATTGCTGCCGAGACGATGTTTATTTGTTCTGTTAAAAAAGCATCGTAATCATTAACTGTAATTCCTAAATAGGCTTTCATGTCTGATAGACTCACTAACATAAATTATCCCTTTCCTACTATTTCTTGGACATCCCGTATTCCGAGCATCTCTTGAGAAATAGGTAATTTGTACCCACAAGCATCGATTAGAAATTCACCCACGAGTTCGGTACATATTAGTAAACTCTTAGTGTTTAATTTAACAAAAGGTATCCATTTTGACCACGCATGAATTTTAAGTCTCCATAAAATTAGCAGGGGTTGTAGAATTGAGTAGGGCTTACCCATTAGTCCAGTTAAAACAAAGTCGGCGTATATTTGATCTTCTACAGTTACCTCAACTGCCCGCACCAATTCGTGAGTTTTTTCTAAATCATTTAAATTTATTTTTCTTGAAGTGGGGTGTACTGCGCCAAAACAAAAGGTTTCATTTTTGTCGGTGTCTAACCTAAGTATTTCCACGTGGTTACAATCTGTTCCCTCAGTATCCATAATAGCTTTTGCGTAGATACTTGAATCGTCTCTATTTTTGAAAAATCCCACATAGTATTTAATCATAGTGTACTCGCTAGTATAAAAATTTGATCTAGGTCGGCCTGACTCATTCCCATTAGAAGTGCCATGTTATTGAGTAGTGGGTAGGTTCTAATAAATTCATTAGAATCTTTCCACTCAATACTCACCACAGTTTTATTTGGCTCTGGTAAAGAGGCTATGTACCCCTCTATCAAAGACAACTTCCCCGCTTGGGCTAGAGCTCTTTTCATCTGTCTTGATGTAACGGATGCGGGGCAGTGAAATCTATTGAACAATACAGAACTTAAATTATTCGTGGGGGATGTTTCCCATCCTTGAGATTTAAGCAAAGATTCATTCGAGCTACAAGTTTCTATCTCTTCCCAAATATCCCAGTCTTTTTTATTTTTTGGTTTATTGGGGTTTAGTTTTTGTGGTTTAGCTGCGTATATTATTGACATTAAAACTCCCGTATTAGGGCTACCGATGCTGCCCCGACTGTAACTTGGGTTGTGTTCACCTCTGACCTAAATTGGAAAGCTAAATCCCCCGCAGTGGTACAAACAAATGTCCCCTTTAATTGGGCTATATGCCAGTCTGGTGCTGCCGATGGAACCCCGGGAGAGGTGACATAATCAGCCAGTGCAGTTATAGAGCCGAGGTACCCAGAGTTGGTAGCGTCTGCCCCCGTTGCCATACTTACGATGGCCGCCATACTTCCTACCGCCGTGTTAGGAGTTACTACTGTAAGTCCTATACCGGTATTGGCCGCAGCCGATCTATACCTCATTATGAGCTCTAGGTAGTAAGTTTTACCCGCCGCTACTGGGAAATTTAATTCCGTTACGTTTACCCCAACAGTACTGGAACTATTATTTACATCGGCCGTTGTAATGAGCTCACTCCAAACATCAATCTGCCCCTGCAATTTTCCAAGGGCCTGTAGAACTGTATCTGCCGCCGTGATGGCTGTGTCCACCGGGAAAGTTAAACCGGTCAATACTGTGGATAGAACTCTCGATGCTAAGAAATATAAATTAGTTCCCTCAGTAACATTGGTGGTAGTGGTCGTATCCACATTTTGTACGTTACCCAACCCCACTTGTGTTTTTGTAACTGCGTGGGGATTTGATAAATTTGAGATATGGTTTGTAAGAGTTGTTAAATTATCTGTTATCTGTTTTTGCAATTTCCCAAATGCCACAAGGATGGAATCCGTGGCCGCTATAGCACCTCCGGCGGCTAAACTTAATCCAGACAACAATGTTGCTAAAACTCTAGCTGTAGTGAAATATAAATTTATTGAGCCCTCTACTATGGCATCGGTTGTTCCCGGGCTTGAAATAATTTCCGTGTAAATAGAGCCTGTCCATCGATAAGATTTACCTGTATCTAATGCGATATAAATTTTCCCACTTTCCCCGGTAACTGGGAATGAGGCCAAATTTGCATATTCCAAAACATCATCTACATACGCCGGTAAATATGCCGCCGCAATTTTTGAGTCTGCCCCTAGAGGTGCTACCCCTAGTGCCGCCCCTTTTTCCGTTGTACTTATTTTCCCATTAAGGGCCGTTTGTTGGGCCGTACTTACTGGCTTGTCTGCGTCCGATGTGTTGTCCACATTACTTAATCCCACTTGTGCTTTGGTCACACTATGTGGGTTATTTGTTAGGTTTGCATGGGCATCTACTTTAGCTTGTGCCTCTGCCGATGTCTCGTACTGTGGGTGTGGGTTTGCATCCGCTAAGTGGCCGGCCAAATCGTCCTCAACCCAGTCGTTTACATTAGAAGTTCCTACGCTAAAATATGCCCGCTTAGTGGTTGTATTAACCCAGTGTTGTCCTGCTCTCTGTGGGGCCTGTGTGGGATTTGCAGCCGATCTTATTACGTGGATTATTTCGCTCATACTAGCACCTCAGTCAAATTTGTTTTTGTTAATTCCCCGTAGGCCATAGAGTAATCGTAAAGTTTCTCAAAAGCACCTACAAGGAACTCCCCCCCGACCTCACTTGCATCCACGGCCAACATTGTTTTCTCAACTTCTGGAACTCTGTTAGAGCCCCCAATGAGGTAGCTGTTCGCCGAGGATTTAACTGGTAGGGTTTCCCAGTTAGTATAAATAATTTCCCCGTTAGAGAAAGTAAATTTAAATCGTATCTCGTCCTTAAATTGTTCTATTTCTATATTTATTATATAGGGAGCATCTTTTCCTCTATCCCCCGAAACGCCTTGGAATCCCCGAGGACCTGTAGCTCCCGGTAGTCCTCTTATGCCTTGATCTCCCCGTAAGCCTTTATCACCCTTGTCGCCTTTTAAACCTTGAGGACCTATGTCCCCGGGCTCCCCCTGAGCTCCTTGGCGGCCACGCTGCCCCCTTGGACCTTTTAACAATCGGATGTCCTCACTATTTAAATCAGAAAATTTTAATTTAAGTTGGGATTTGTCATCGTCGGTTAAATCCTCAAAACGTAATTTTAGTTCTGATATTTCATCTTGGGATAAATCCGAAAATTTCATCTTTAAGGATTCAAAAAATTCTCGGTGCTCATCGAAATTAAAGTTCTTACCATTCTGGCCATCTCTTCCGGGGCGGCCTTTAAGTTTATCTATCTCCTCGTCGGTAAGATCAGAAAATTTTAATTTTAATTTGTCAGAAATTGACTCAACGAAATTTGAAATAATTGACTGTATGTTTTCAGAGTGTTCCTCGAAATTAAAACTCTTTCCATTTTGCCCATCTCGGCCGGGGCGACCTTTAAGTTGCTCTATTTCCTCGTCGGTTAGATCAGAGAATTTTAATTTTAATTTATCGGATATTTTCTCGATGTTGTCATAAACTATGTCCGAGATTTCCTTTTTATTATCCTCAAAAGAAAAGGGCTTACCCTCCTCCCCGGTGTCCCCTTTTGGCCCACGCAAGGATTCAATTTGTTCCGCAGAAAGATTGTCAAATTTTAAAGATAGTTCATCCACCCACTTACGGATTGTTTCCTCGTGGTCCTCTAATGACAGTGCGGGTCCCGGAGGTCCTCTAAAACCTCGGGGTCCTCTGGCTGGAGAAACTTCCGACTTGAATCCTTGAAGTTTCTCCTCAACCAATTCATTCATAATTGAGAGGAGAACTATTTTATTCATATCTTATTTTCTGTCCAGTAACTTTTCTATTAGACGTTCTTCTAGCTTAGAAAGATTTTCATTTTTTGGTGGCTCCAACTTTGTGGGTGTAACATCCTTAGCTGGGGTTTCTTTTTGTTTTATCTGGGCATCAATAATTTCATCGATGCGATCAACTGGAGAAAGATTGTTGGATGAAATATAAAATTTATCCCCGCCGGTGTAGCCAGCCATCCCCTCTTTTTGTCTGATTTCATTTGGTTGAATTGCTCCCATGCCGATCATGGTATTAAAGTATTTTGCTCTGGTTTCCATGTCGCCACGAGAAACGGCATATAGGTCCAACTCGCATTTACGTCCGGCAAATCTGCCGTTCAATAATTTAATATCTACTTCCGATTCCCACCTTTTTGCCCACGCATCTAAAGTATCGGTAACAACTTCTAAGTTGGCATTTTCCGTATTGTTATAAGTGGCTGCCTGAGTGTCGAATAATTTTGTCGGGGGTACTCCAAGGAATCTTGCAATTTCAACCACATTAAATTTTCGTGATTCTAAAAATTGTAGCATCTGTGGGTCGAACTGTACTTTTTCGTATTTCGCCCCCTCTTCAAGAACTGCAACACCGCCGGCTTTTCTTCCGGCGTGGGCTGCTTTCCACCCGTTTTTAATTTTCTCGTAGGCCTCGTCCGATAAAGTTCCTTGAACAGAAATTACACCCGATGGTAGGCCGCCGTTATTAAATAATGAGTTGGCCATTTTATCGGCCCCAATAGAAATTCCTAAAATTTCTATTGCGTAGGCTGCCACTCCCTGCCCTATGATTCCATCTTTGGTGTGGAAATTAGGTAGGTGGAAAATATCTTTTGGGGATAAATATACTTCCCCAGAATTGGTTAAAACTTTATAAATTAAATTTCCAGACACAGTACGGCCCACTATTACTCGATCATTTTGTAGTGGCCACAGAGCTATCGGCCGACCAATGTTGTCTCTCTCAATTTCCGCATAAGCGTTGCCTTGATTGATGGCCGTTTGAATCATCATTAACTTAAATGACATGGCCGACATTTCCGGGTTGGATGCCACATCCATTAAAAATCCCACAGTATCATTCTCTAAAATTTCATTCTTAGAGTTCTTTATATATGTGGGTAACTTTGCAACTTGTGAGGATATATAAATCAAGCCTCGGTTGTACGCCGAGACTTGCATAGCGGATTCGGCATTTACCGGAACTCCGTTATTCCATGAGAATCCCCATCGAGGACTTGTGATGTCCTGTGTTCGGGTTCTTCTCACATTAAAGATTCGAGATAGGATTCCCATGGTTACTCCAAATTTTAGTTATTAAAGACCTGTATCGTCTGCGTCTGTTTTCAATTTATCAGAGTCTTTGGGAGGGGCTGGAGGTGCCGGTGGTTTTTGTGGTGGTTTACTTTCCACGTTTTTAGATTTTGATTTTTTATATTCATCGTGGGAAATTTCAACTGCGCCACGCTTAATCCATCTGTCAGCACTGCCGGTAGAATTATCCACTTCATGGATTCCCGGAGCATACACGATTTCTTCTCCAACTCTAGCCTCGAAATCAAATTTCAAATATCTTTTCATTGTATGACCTTTCAAAAAAATGGGGGACGATTGCCCCCCACTATGTTTAGACTATTAGCTTTCGCCAGATTAGACCGATTCGGTGTAGGCTGGCAAGTTTTTACAATCGTGGAGTTGGTACACCACTGAGCCTAATTTAGCTACAGTCGTGCTTGCGAACTCAATCGATACGTGGTCGAAATCTGCATTAACGTCAAGGTCCTCTGCAAGAACTTCAAAGATCACGATACCTTTTTTAGTATCCAATAATGAAGTTAATACATAGTTGGCTGCCGGTGCAGTAGGTTCAACTTTTGTGTACGATGTTGCTGTATCAACTTTGTGGTAATAAGGATTTGCCACTGACAAATCTTTACTTGTTCCACCCACAGCCGCATTGTGCTGTTTTAAAGTTGGGCTAACTACCGATGCCGCCGATGCAGCCAAGCTACATACGATTGCAAGACGCTGGCCTTTTTTTAGAGAGATTCTCTCTCCGGCTTGTGCCGCATTGAAATCAACCGGCAAAATGCCTTGTTTCAAATTTTGTTTTTCTGCTAAAAATGCTTCCATTTTAAATTCTCCTATAAAAGTTTTGTTTCGTAACTATTGGGGGAAACCATCCCCCGGTGGTGTTCCGATTACGGACTAGCTATTACGCTCGTGCCGCTAATGTCACGAAACCTGACATTTTGTAGTTACCAAACTGAGTGGTGATTGGTGCCTTGAATGGGCACGAACCATCAATACGCAAGATGAACTTGAACGCTGTTTGGTCTTTGTCGAATAACAAGTGAGTCGAAACCGCATTTTTGATGCCGCCGGCTTTTAAGATACTGTAGAAGTAGCTTAAATCTGCCAGTACGATGTCGCCCTCATCTCCTAATGCTTTCATGCCGCCGATAAGTGGAATAACCGGACGACCTAAAAGGATGCCGTAAGGAGTTTGGTTCATCTGAGAACCCGGAGCAAGATAGATAAAGTTTCCGTTATCATCTTTAAGAGTCATTAACTCTGGCTCAACTTGTGGGTTGATGTACCATACTGCACGGCTGCGTGATGCTGGAATCATAGCAGCATACATTTTGATTACGTTGCGAGCTACTACTGAGTCAGCCACTTGGCCAACTTCTTTAGCAACAACAACTCGGAAATCCGAATTAAGGATGCCTGTAGGTTTGCCCACGCCGTTACCGGTTAAGATGGCCTCATTCACTTTGTGCATGATAGCCTCTGGAGCCGCACGGCCGATGTAAGACTCAAGGCCTACAGCATCTTCCAATAATTCGTCGGTAGTTTTAACCAACGCAGCCAACTTGTGTAATCTCCAAGATGCCTGACCGAATTTGTGCTTAGACTCAGTTAAGTCTTTACCCTCTGCTACCCAGTAAGCCTGTACGCCATTGTTCCACGGCTCAGTTTCATCAACTGGCAAAGACATAGTGTTGCCGGCTACTGTGAATTGGTTTGTACGAGCCAATAAAGCCTCGTCTGATTGTAACTTTTTAGAAATTTGGGTCATCAAAGTTTCTGGAACTAAGAATCCACCATCTTCCCCGATAGCCTCTTTGTGTACGTTCACAAGACGCTCATCCATTTTTCCAGAGGCCGCATTTTTTACAGCCATCAAGAAACTACCAACATTATCAAAACCGAAATTTTGTGGTGGTTTTGCTGGAGTTGGGATTGGGTCTTGAGTCTTACGACCACCCGATGCCGACAACTTAGCTTGCATAGATTGTAACTTCTCTGCCGCTTCAATGTTTTTAGTTAATTGTTCAAACTCATCGTTTAAAGTATTAACTTTTGTTAATTGCTCGTCGCTGTAGTTTGACAATCCTGCGAATTGTTTTAACTCGTCTGCGATCTGAGCTAATCTTGCTCTCATTTGTTCGATTTCTTTCATATTTAACCCCTTTTTGGTTTTTAATTAAGTCACAAATCGCTACGTTATTTTTTACGAGCTAAAAAATCGTGAACTTTGTTTTGCAATTCTTTAACTTTATCACTCACCACTTCGACATCGGTTTTTATCTCTGGCATTTTTGCAAGCCATTTAGCTTTTCCGATTAGTGATGCTGCTACAGGGTATGAGTCCTCTAGCTTTCTGTCAATAAGGCCCATCTCAATAGCTTGATCTGAGTCCAGCCAAGTTTCTTTCTCCAACATATCCCGAATTTCAGAACGGGTGTATTTCTTCACACGTTTTTGGTAAATGTTTAAAAGCTGGTCCTCAACATCCATCAATCTTTCAATCGTGGTTTCAAGGTCTTTGCGGTTCCCGGCAGCCCAAGTCCAAGGTAAGTGAATCATCACGAGAGCTCCAGTGCCGATTTCAATTTCGTCACCCGCCAACATAATGATCGATGCGATAGATGCGGCCAATCCCTCAACTACCACTTTTACTTTTGCTTTGTGTTGCTTTAATCGATTGTAAATTGTAATGCCATCGAATACGTCCCCGCCCGGAGAGTTAATTCTCACAGTGATATTTTTCACTGTGTCGGGTAGTTTAGAAAGTTCGTCGGAAAATTGCTTTGCCGAAATTCCCTCTTCCCAAAATGCGTCTCCGATAACTCCGTACATTACGATTTCTGCGTGGTCCTCAGACTTATTTCTGAATTTCAATTCTTTACTCGAATTTAAATTAACTAATTTGGCCATGAGACCCCTCTTTGATTGAGGCTAAGTTTTTACAAATTTTGAGTCAATTACAATCTAATTTGATCTAGTCCAGATTATTACGCTATGCGTCTGTAAAGCATTGTAAAGAAACGTAAAATTAGAAGTACCTAAAAGGCTTACTTTCGTAAATCGACTCTTTTTGTTCGTCTTGAATCCAACTTGCAACGGCCATTAAAATGGCAATTACTGGGTCGATCTTTAGTTTGTCGTTAGTTTTCCTTGGGAAAACATTGTCAGCCGCATCCCGTTTGGCCACTACATTACCAAAACTCCAGTTTAAAAGTGGGGAGCCGTTATACCGGACTTGGCCCTTTCGGATTGCCGCATCGAGAACTTTCATCGGCTCGGATAAATTGGCCACTGTCATGCGGAACTCGTTTGTAGGTATTCTTTTTTTCTGTAGCCTTTGCATGAGGGCCACTGTATTCCACGGGTCTAGGTTTATATCCATTACCTTGAATAATTTTGTCAAAGAGGTTAGTTCGGCCTCGATGCTATCTTGATCGATGGCCTCCCCCGGTGTGGCTGTGAGGTATCCTTTACCGATGCACTCCCGGTAAATGTCGCTATTCACTTTTTCTACTGTGGCCTCGGGGATGTAGGACTTATCGAAAATGTTCCATTGGTCATTTTCTCGGAACACTATTCCTATTGAGGACAAATCTATGTGGGATGCCACGTCCACCCCAATACGGCATTTCTTACCTTTGAAATTTTCCAATTCCAGTGTTGTGTCGGCCCCACGTTTGAGCATATCAACGTCGAAAAAACTATTCATTTCTGATAGCCAAATGTTCAAGTGCTTAACTTTGAAATTTGGTAAATCTTGGGGCTCTGATCTGGCCTTACTTGCCTTGGCCGCAAAAGTTTTTTTATCAACGGATGTTCCAAGTCCCGGGTTTGCTTTAATCCAAGTTGTCTCGGAAAATAAATCGTCGCCCTCCTCGGCACAATAAATTATTGCAAAGAATTGTTCATCTGTAATTTTGCCCTCACAAACTTTCCTTGCATAAACTGATTGAGAGAAACCTACTGAGTCGGTGTTGAAACCCGCCGTGGTGATACATAGAGTTAGGGAGTCCTTACGTTTAGACATACCGGAGTAAATTACGTCGAACACTTCCCGGGACATAACGTGGAGCTCATCACATACTGCTAGTACATCATTCAAACCATCGAGGCCGTTTTTGTCAGAGGATAGAGCTCTTATTATTGAATTAGTTTTTTTGTGTACTACTGCGTGGGCCAAAACTTCAACCCCGGTGTCTTTTAAAAATGCCTTGGCCTTGGTGGCCATAGCACGAGATGAGTCCAAAACAATGCGGGCTTGCTCTTTGCGGGTGGCCACATTGGCTATCATATTCCCGTTAGGATTATCGAGGGCTAAAAAGAATAACGAACACTGTGAGGCCATGGCCGAATTGTGTGTGGGTATATATTGGTCCGTTACCAAAAAAGTCTTGTCGGGGGAATTAACCTCAATACAAAACATGGGTTTATTTTCTATTTTTTCTACCGATGTAATATACCTCTTGTCGCAATACCTTATTGGCCTTTTAGACCTTTTATCCTCTTTTTTCTTTATACCAAATATAGCTGGCCTTGTGTTTGGGGTTGAGAAAGTTATGTAATACGCAACTCCCGTAAAGTTCTTACAGGCAGATTTTTTTGTGGTAAATGTGGACTTGTATCCAAGACTGGCCACCAATCTTCTAACCTGCAAGGCCAACTTTTTATTAACATTACAAAATATAAAATTTCCAGTACCCTTTGAAACAGTACCATCACTGTCCATTAGACCCCGCAATAGTTCTCTCCTAGTATCCTCGTCAGATAGGAAATACTTTTCTGGGATATGCTTATTGCCTAACACCCCTAGTTCCCGCAACCAAAAAGAAATTCCGGGGGAAGAAAACTCCACTCCATCCCCTTTATGAGTAAGTATTTTTACGCCAACCCTTTTTGATTTAAACCTACTAACTATTTCGGGGAGTTGGTCCACGTGAGAAGAAAATTTACCTGTCCTTGTGTTCCCATCTCCCAGCCAATATCCGAGAACGTAAGGTAGTTGGCAATTTAATTCCCCCTGCACCGGCTTTGTTAATTTGACAGAGTGATTACTTTCCCCCCACATTTTTTGAGAGATGAATATGTCCTTGGTAGTTTTAACAGACTCCGTTTTAGTTTCCCGTTCTTTCTTATTAGACGTTACCCATAGGTGATTATCACTGCAATCTACTGAGGAACCATCCGAGAAATTTATTCGGTAGGAATTTGGAGTATGGATATTATTTTTCCCTATAACATCACACACTAATCCATTTGAGCCATACACCTTATCCCCTATTTCTATATCACGAAATTTTATAATGCCCCTGTCAGGGGTTGGGATGTCGGTGTCTAGGCATAGTGCTTTCCCGTTTCCTCTGGCAACTTCCACGTGAGCAATTCTAAATCTTCTTAGGTTGGTGTCTCTGTCAAAAAACCCCATTATGTTCATCCAGACAAATTTTTGCCATGGGTCGTACACAATGTTTTTTGTAGGCCAGTGGCCAATGGTGTGCTCGAATTTTTGTACGAGTCTTAGGTATCTTTCTGCGTAGTCGGGATTGAAGTAAAAATTTGCTTTATCATTTTTTAAGTCCCGTAAATATCTTTTACAGGCCCCGTAGGTATATTTACTCGATGGAATTTTACCTGTGGTAATGTCCAGCGCATAAACGTGTCCGGCAAAAATGTTGGGGTGAGTATCTATATTAAACGGGATGTCTTTATACATCGAAACTATTTCCTTGTCCCGTGTCGCCTTTATCTTTTTCTAAAAGTAGTCCCAACATTTTACTGTACTGGGCAATTTGGTCCACCACCTTGGATTTCTGGGCCACTTCCGGTTTCATTTTTATTTGAAGTCCGTTTCTTCCATAGGATTCGTATGTATTGCCGGTCATTTCAAGTTGATTTTTTAAATTTTCGTATTCGACGTAAAGATCACAAAGTATTGCCAACTGGTTTAAATGGCCGGGACGATAGTTTTCCCGTTTCATAACGTCATCTATAAATTGATTCCACCGGGCCACGAATAGTGGATTATTGTTTGGAGCTCTTGGCGTACTCATAGCGGGACCTCCTCTGGGTCCAAGGTATTTATAACAAAATTTAGTGCGTCCTTGTAGTTAGTCTTTCCTTTGTGAGTAACTCCCACAAAAAAATCACAGTCTCCGGTGTCCTCTTTGTGGTAGTTGGGTTTGTGGTTTAAGAATCTTATTTTTAATTCCCTGCCACCCCGGCGCACGTATATATACTTACTAACTGTAGATTTAGATTCGTACATAAACAAACTAAATCCTATAAAAATCAAATAGTTACAAAAAATAATCCATTTCTGGACCTCATACCCTTGCTGGGTAGCCTTAGCGGCCCGGGCCCGCAGAAACTTTTTACTTACAGGCCTCACAATAGGTCCTCGGCCGGCGCATCTTCTTGTTCTTGCATTGGTAAGTCTGGAGATTTTTCTACCTCGGCCTCACCGATAACTTTTATTTTGAAGTCCCCATAAATAGGGTCTCCCACGGATTCAGTTTCAAAAACTTTAACGCCATTAAGGCCACGAAATTTATCGATAAAATTTCTTGCCGTTGAATAATCCCCGGGGAAATCTGATTCTTTAATTTTCAAGTTTTTACTTTTTACTGCTATTCCCTGCACTGTGGAGAATAACATATTACCCTCTTTTAATTCCTTGTTGTGGATATTCAGTGCTTTAGAATGGAGCTCAAGTTGGGTTAGTACCCGCACTACTGCTTTCTGCCAGTGAAACATTGATGAGTGTGCGAGCTCCCAAAATTTTCTACCTTGGTATTCTCCGTATGGAAATAAATCTTGGTGGTTCCCGTGTTTCAAAATCCATCTACCTATCTGAGCGATATACGCAACATCGTATTTTGGGCTGTCCGGGTAATCGATCTTATCAGAAAATTCCGTTATCTTAGTTTTAGGAATAACTTTTTCAAGTCGTGTCTGACTTAAAGTTAGTGGGGCAAATTTTCTCGCATCAAAGGCTATGTAATTATCTCTCGCTTTATTATTTGAAATAACCATAGAGCAAAAAATACGGGTCGATCTTGTGGCATCCTCCCCTTTTTTCTCAATCGATAGAGACCCGTTAGGAATCTCTTTCATCACGGCCTCTTCCTCAACACTATATTTCAACTCATCGAAATGGATGTAGGTGTTGCTTGAAAGCTGAGAATTGAAATTAGACGTGAGTGTACTTTTCTTACCACTCACCGAATTGTGGTGTCCGTGCAGGGCTCTGATTACGGCGTTAATTCTATTTTTACCAACGGCCGGGTCTCCGTTAAGGACTAGATATACTTTTGCTTGTGTAGTTAGAGATTGATAAACCCAGTGCAGAAAAAATTTTCTGTCTGTCTCGTCTGATATTTGATTAAAAAGTGTTTCTATTTCCAGTGGGAGCTCATCCGGGGTGTCTCCCTCGTACATAGTCCAATCCGGTGGTATGTAAGAATTGATGTGGTCCACTTTTTCCCCCGAAATCAATTTCTTTTTATAGATTCCTTGGGGGTCCCGTGGGCTATACTCACGAATCATCGGTAGTGCAATTACTTCCGGCTGCTCAATTTTATTTAGATGGATGTAGTGGTGGGCCGGTATCATAGAGATCATATCTTTCTCATTAACTAAAAAATACGTGGCCTCTTTATCGGTGGTGAAATCTAAATCCTTTGCAAGAGCAAAGTCTTTCATCATTTCTTTTTGTTCCTCGGCCCCCGGGCTGCTTGCGGGTATCAAACCATTGTGTTTGCAATACTCCGAAACAAAGTCCTCCATCTTCCCATCTTTAATAATGGCGGCGATATTTTTT